AGATTCTTCGAGTGCTACATATCCTATCGTAGCTCCTTCGTTAAGAAGGTGGTAAGCAAACTCTCTTGTGAGTTGTGACTTACCTAAACCTGAACCAGCCGTAACAGTTACAATTTCACCTAAGCGACACCCGCCTATCTTGTTGTTAAGTCCATCATAAGGGTAAGGTACTGTGTGTACTTCCTTCTCTGTTGATACTGCTTCCCACAAATCTTCACCGTTGATAATGCCATCAGGGGCAAACTCTTTTGCTCCCCAAAACGCATCAATAAGTTCTGACTGTCTCCCTGCCTGTATCATCTCACTCGCATCCTTGAGTGGGAGTTTGGCAATCTTAGCCTTACGTGGGGACAACATACCTGCACACTCTAGTGCTGCTTTCTTACCTACTTCGTCTTGGTCAAACATAAAGACCACTGAGTCAAACTTTTCTAACCACTCTATGGCTTTCTGTATATCCTTCTTAGCTCCTGCCGCTCCTGTCTTGATGGATACTACTGCCCACTTGTTATCAAAGGCTTGTGACATGGAGAGAGCATCTAGCTCACCTTCCACAACGACACAACTCTTACCACCATCTCGCCACAGGTTCTGTCCAAACAGTACAGCTTTCTTTAAGTCACCTACTACAGCAAAAGTTTTATCAGGGTATCGTAGCTTCTGTGCTACTGTGTTGCCATCAGCATCCTTGAAGTTTGCAATGTGCATTCCTTCTGCTACCTGATAATCCCAAAACCTTGTAGTCTTTTCCGATAGGTTTCTTTTAACCAACGGTTGATAAGACCCTGTTTTGAATATCGTGTCTTTTACTGCGTTCTCTACCAATCTGACCTCCTCTTGGGATTGCCCATAGTGTTTACAATTAAAGCAGTAGGTGTGACCATCAGAGTACAAGCTGTTTGCATCTGATGATCCACACTTACTACAAGGAGTGTGCATAATAAATTCACTCTCCTGATTTTCCATCACTATCTCCTAGTTAAACCACTCATCAGGGATCATTCCCTCTGCGTAGGTGAAGTTATGTTTCTCTGCCCACTCTGCACAAGTCATCTTAGAACCGTCTTTACGTTTCTTTGCTCCTTGTACTGGACTGTTGTTTCGTTGAAATAAGAACCGTATGTCTAGCTCTGGGTGTTGCTCCTTCATATTACGCATCTTACGCTGTGCTTCTGCACGAAAGTATCCCTTAACCTCGACATATATATCTCCAATCTTAAGATCAGGTATGTAGTTTCTAGTTACCGTGTAGGGTAGCTTACAAGGTTCATACTCATAAGCTATCCCACGGTAGTCGAGGTCTGCTTGCACACGTTCTTCTAGGGTCGATCTAGAAGTCAGCGGCATCTGCAAAGACCTCAGTTGTTGATGAAGTTTCGGCATTAGCGGAGGGGGCTACGAAGCCATCTTCTTCATCAAACACGCTTGTAGCTGAGTTACCATACTCAACTAAATCTATTACCTGTACTGCTTTCAGTCGTAGAGACACACCTACCTTCTTGGTTGATTGCATTACGTAAGGGATAGGCTCGAATGCCACCTTTACTCGTGAACCGTTACCAATCAGGGTATCACCTGTGAGTGGTGTTTTCTTCGCATCAAGCACTACTGGCTCTTGCTCATACCAACTACCATCTCTCTTTTGGACTTTAGCTTTCAGTTTAAATTTAAACTCTACATCTCCTGTAGGGTCTCCTGTCTCTCTGTCATATACTACTGACATAACATCTTGTGTGGTCAGAGAGTTCTTAAGAGGTGGCTTCTCTTTCACTGCCTTCTTAAATGTCTCTTGAATTAGTCCCTCTAATTTCTCACACATTGGAGCGGCATCTGCTTCAGTCATTTGAATGTTGATACTGTAATCACCTAGTGGATTAAACTTTGTATCAGGTTCAAATACTTTCGCCCATGCTGCTTTACCTTCTAATACTAAAATGTTTTTAGCCATAAATTATTATCCTATTAAGTTAAAGTTTATTCGGGGATTGCTATAGGGGGTGGTTAGAGAATTAAGCAAAAAAGTAATCACTCTGTAGCACCTCCTCAATGTTTAATGTTCCCCTTGGTGGAGGTTCAGGAACTTCTGTACCCTCCGCTAACGTACTTACTGCGCTATCGTATAGATTTTGCAGTACATCGTTATCTCTATACATCTCAACAAAAGCTTCCCTTAACATATTGTTAAGTTTAATCATGTTGGGACTGTGTGTGCCATAGCTGTCGTGAACCATAGCAAAGTCTTTAATGCCTTCCTTCAAACACTTATCTACTGTGAAGGTCAAAGCTGCCGCATCCAAGCTGTGTGTGAAGTTAGGACTAGCACCGCTGACACTCTTACGTGCGTCTACTGTTTTCTCAAGTGGTTGTCTGTAGTTTAGCTTAACTGTAGAACCGCTCAAGTGTGTCCAGATGCGTAGCTTCTTGGTGTTACTGTACGACTGCCTTACTAATAAACCTGTTGGTGTTTCCCATTCAAAAGGTTTCCCCTGTTGGCTATATAGTTTGGCAATGTTTTTAATGTATTCCATTACTGTATGTGCAGAGACAATAACCTCGTTGATGGCTTTCCAGACAAACTTAGCTAAGTATGTAGCTGGCTTCCAGAAGTCATCACCCCAAGGGTTCTTACCTTTACATTTATCTTCCAGTGCTTCCAGTATGTAATCTCTACAACTGTGTTGTGTCCCTGAGTAGGGTACAATCATCACAGGTCTCTTACATATCTTCCTACACACTCCAATGTTAAGCAGTTCCGTTGCTAGTGTTGTGTTCTCCTGCTCCAGTAGTTCTGTTGTTCTCTTGGCTACATCCGTGTAGATGTCTTGAGGTGTAGCGTGTGGTGTTAGGTTTACTGACTTACCACCCTCAAGGTCTCTAAGCATAGCTGAGAGGTGTTGTAGTCCATTACAAGAGCCGTCACTTGAACACGGTAGGTGAGTATAGAATGGCTCACCAAACTGTCTAGCGTTGTTGTATAACGCCCACTCATAACACCATGCAAGTGCTTGCCAAGGTTTGTCTGCTTCTTGCCACCATTTGTTAGTTAAAGGATCGTTATGAACATCAACTGCGTTCTGTACGTTCATGTACGCCCACATCTCTCTATCTTCTAAGCTTACCTTATCTACTCCAAATACATTAGCACCATGTATAGCCAACCATCTTGCATCCTCGTCATTAGATACTATCACTCCATTACTAAACTCTAAGAGTGCTTTACTGTAATCTGCATTCTGAGGTGACAAGAAAGATTCAACTGGATACTTCCTACCACGAAAGTCTAGCTGCCATACATACCACATCTTCTCTATATCTTTATACTGTTCGGCAAGTTGAATAGTACGCTCTACCTGAATCCGTTTAGACATAGACTTATTGTTGTAGCTGTGTATCTTGTTACGCTCTGACTTGAACGTCTTGAACACCGCTGTCTCCTCATCATTAAGATACTTAGGTTCTTTACTAAAAGGGTATTTAGGTAAAGCTAAGTTATCTTTTGGAGGCAACCCTTCCCAAGACTGACCACTGTCCCAACACTGACGTAAGGTATCTACAACAAACTCATTGATACGCCACGGTGTTCTTTGTAGTGCGTTAACACACTGGTACTCCAGAGACATATCACGGTCTTTAAGAGCATTGATGTAATCCTGCGCTGACTGTCTCATGCGTGTACCCTCACAAATGGTAAGTTGTTAATGTGTTCCGAGTAGTAACCACCACCCCAGAATGAATCCCAATCTTTTGGTTCAATGATACAGGGGCAGTATCTAGGCAATGCTACTTCATTGGTCTCGTTGAATGCCTTGATCCACTCCTCTGTTTCAGCTGTTGGTACTACGTGGTAAATAGTTTTCCTTTTCTGTATCTTCTTCTCTAGTTTCACAATGCCAGTAGCAGTAATGATTAGATCAACAAGTTTGATGCCTACGTTAATCCTCTCCTGTCCTGTCCAAGTAGGTAGATCAATCTCATCATTCTTAATCTTGTGGTCAAGACCATACCGCTTGTGGTGAAACCCTTTATCTGATTTCTTGTTAGCTTCCTTAATCATGTTGTTAGCTACTTCTTTGTCTAGCTGTAGCCAAGCATCCAATCTCTTTTGTGTTTCAATTTGAATGCCTATGGTTCTACAAACTTTCAGTAACGTACCGTTGTTAGCTAGACTATCTACTAAACAGACTAAAGCTAAGTAAGCTACCTTACCTGCATCCATGTCCTTGAGTAAACTCTTGGATGTACTGCGGTTGTACCTTTTATCTACCTTACAATGTTCTTCTATAGCTTCCTGCACTGGGTCAAGTATCCCTTTGATAATAGTCCGACCATGCTTAGTCTTTGACCCTAACTCCTTTCCCAACAAATCCTGTAACTGCTTGTGGTATCTGTCGATACCTGATTGAACCATCTGATACTCTAGCTCTATCTGTTCTTCCAATGTAGCCATAATGCCTCCTTTTGGGACACGTATAAGTTTTACTGTGGCTTTACTCATAACTACCTACGTTAGCGGAGCAAAGGATTATATGGATTGTGGTATACATTACAATATATATTCTAATCTTGTTACGGTGGCGTGATAAGGTTTCATGGGCTTTTCAGTCCTCTGCTCTACCGACTGAGCTACCTAGGCATCTAGGTTTTAAGCCATTCTTGAAATTGTTAACACGCCACTTCGGACACTTTAGGACACTTAAGGACACAAGCTAATCTTCAAGTAAATTAGACCCACCAACCATAGTTGACGTATCCCATTTAGCATACTTGAGAGTGGTTGCAATATTTTTATGACCCATGTAACGCATGATGTTAGCTGTGTCCCAACCCTTCTCTGTTAGCCTTGTTGCTGTTGTATGTCTCCAAGTGTGCCAACACTTATTAGTAAGACCTAAACCATCTCTCACCCTGTCCCAAGCTAGTCGGTGCTTGTACAATGGATCATTAAAAGTCTTACGTTTACGCAGTACCTCCTCTACTCTTTTAGTTATAGGCATCAGCAGTGGTTCACCATTCTTTCTGTCTGGTATGTAAGCACCATACATCTGAGAACCATCAGCCCTCGTTTGTTGTAGCTTGATAAGATTATCTCCATCAATCTTCAACACCTCACCTGCCCTCATGCCTGTGTCTACTGCCACGATAGCATAGTCACGTAGGTAATCTTCACCTAACCTCTCAAACTCGCTTAGAATGGCATTCTCTTCGTCCTTAGAGAAGTATTCAATACGTTCCCTACCTTTCTCACTCTGGCGTTTAAACTTCGGTACTGTAGTTAGTGCGCCTTCATCTACTGCATTATCTAAACACTTTTTAAGACAAGATATGTGTCTGTTAACAGTAGATGGAGCATAACCTTGGTTCTCTCGCATCCATCTGATCCAGTCAAACACTGTAGTAGTGCTGATACGATTGATGGGTGACTTCTCGCCCCAGTATTTACAGACAATACTCTGAATAAACATAACCTGTCGTTCATTCTTTGTATTAGCCCAGTAGTTCTCATGGCAACGATCAAACGCATAGCGTAACGTCCACCCTGATGCCTTACCAGTCTCTCTGTTAACTTCCATAGCTGTGGGCATATTCCCTTGGGCTATCTCTCTTTGCCACATTGCCTCCAGTACCGTGGCATCTTCCTTAGTGGAGAGAGTTCGCCTGAACTTCTTCCCTTTGTATGTAACATAGGCTTCCCACCCGTTACCTCTTTGATTAACACTCATAGTCTTATCCTCCTCGCTAAGGCTCTGCCTCGCTTTGTTACCTCGATATACTTCTCAATACGTCTATCGGGATTCTCGTATAGTTTAACTAAATCGTGATCTACTAATACTCGTAAGTTTCTACTTGCACTAGCACTGGATGTATCCATGAACTCACCTACATCCATAACTCTCAGCGTCTCTGAATTAACAAAAGTACGTTGAGCGATAATTAAAAAGGCATACACGGTTTGAATGTGCATCCATGCGTCAATCTTCCTGAACTCTGTTAGTATTCTTATGTGTTCTTTTAAGTCTCGACCAGACAATACAACCCCCTAGCCAACTCATCCAAAGGTAAGTCGGTGCAAAATGTATTCTTGGGAACTTAAACCAACCGTCTAAGCACCTATGAATAGCAATTTCATTTCTAAAAAACCTTAATAACATTATAGCTCCTTTGTCAAGTTATTACGATACCGTAGAAACGGTAAAGCGTTTTACTAAAATAGTTAATAATAAAAATCAAGGGTAAATTGTAATACTATTACATAAAAATCGATTCAATTTGAATCAGCTTTTTTACTTGACTTGGATTCAGGATTCAATTTCTCTGTGGGTAACTTTTTCTTCCCAAAGATAGCGTTCCAGTTAGCCTCGTATTTCTCTCGGTCTACCTTACGCTGTCTGTCTCCCTTTCCGTAACCTGATGATTCGCTCATAAGTTCACCACCATGCGCTCAACACCACGCTCCTTCTCTGCCTCAAGATAATCAAGCCAGTGGTAGCTAGGGTCATATCCAATATCTTCCAAATCCCACAACCTACTACGCTCTTTACGTATGGATACATTAATATCCTCAAACTCAACCTTCACTACTGGATTTGCTGTCAACATAACCGTGTATCTCCAAATATTTATCAACTAAGAAACTATCGTATTCTTTGATGTAGTGTCTGTATTGTAGAATAGGCTCACCAAGGGCAAGCCGTTCATCTACGTTATCAATGTATAGCTGCTTACAAAACTCATCAAAGGTCATCTCAATCCTCCAGTAGAGTGTAGTTAGCTACCTTGGTTCGTTCACCCCACCGATTAGTTACAGAAACCATTTGAGTGTTGATCCTGTAACCTTTTTGTTTAAGCTCAGAGATTCTATTGGACGTTCTAAAGATACCAAGTATTTCCAAACCTTTAAATGAAGTGATACTACCTACATTAGACAAATAGTTCAGTAGGCGTTCCTGTTGCTTGCTTAGGTGTTGCATAATGTTACCTCGCTAGTTAGTTATTGCTTCTTGAAAAATGTTTGTTGATTGGATATTTCTTGCAGTGTCTGGTGTAGTCTTCATCCCACGCCTTACTGACCTTGTTTATTCCCCAGTCACTTACAATCTCATCAGGGTTTTGATCCCACTGAAGGATATATCGGAAGCCAGCATCATACTCACCATCCTTGCACAAGTAAATATTACCAGTCTCGATTGCTTCTGCCGCCTCCACTGCTTTGGCGTATTCAGTCCCTGAGTAATCCATTTCGCCTTCATCCTCAATCTCAATGGTGTAGCCCCTGCTGATTCCCCACTTGATTAAATGCTTATGCGCTTCGATCATCTTTAAGCTCCTCATGTATCTCGTGTAAGTTTCCGAATATCATCTGATAATCTTCCTCAACAACATCCATGTAAGCTTCGAGCAATTCCTTCATACGCTCTGCCCTATCCAAGTATTCCTGATCCATCATCATCCTCCTCAGCCATCATTGTAACTCCTTTGCTTCTGCTTCTGCAACTTTTTCGTTAACTATTTTGGCGGCAAGATTCCATGCCCACCCTGCCGCTGTCCATGCGGCTACTGACTCACTCCCTGCGTAGTTATCCATCATCTTCTCGAACTCCTGCATATCGTTTGGAGTGTAGAACATCTCATTCTCTTTCAACTTGAACTGTTTCATTGGACAATCTCCTTAACAAATTTAACTGGGTATCTAACAGTAGCATCAAGTATTGGCTCGTAGTTAACTACGTAGCTAACACCATCAGTCTCGCCTTTGAAGTCAGGGTGAACTTTGTCGAACATCTCCTGAGTGGCTATCGCCTTACCTTCTTCAATCTTCCAAATCATCTCACATCACCTTCACTTTGCTTTGTTTAACTACATAATCAAGGGCGTACTTCTCATGCTCACTTATTAGCTGGGTATCAATAAAAGCAGCCAACTCCTGCTGAGAGACGTAACCCTTGAGGCTCATCTTGATCTGGGCAAACTTACGAGCCAGCTTGTATGCCAGCTCGAACTTTGGGTATTTAGCGTAGAACTCTTTCATCCTAAGCCTCCATCAAAACTACTGCGGCTGGGCTATCCCACTCCCAGTAGTAGCCGTTGTCCTCAGCGAACTTCTCTAGCTGAGGGTTTATGTAAGGGTCATCAGCGTCAGCAAGACCAAGCTCGTAGCTGGCTTCGTTGTAGTAGTCAATGAACCCGCTACCATCTTCAGCACTCAGCATCAAGTAACCGTCATCGTTGACCCACGCTTTGGGTTTGGCTTTGCCATCGACCCACTCACCGTTGCTTCTGAAGACAATCTCCAGCTCAGGAAGCTTCGCCATTAAACGCTCCGCCTCCACTTTTCTGTTTTGCAATTCGTAGTTCATTTAAAACTCCTCCATCAAGATGCGTTCAACTTCCGCATCGTCCCTGTTTTCTAAAGCCGCAACCACATCGTCATTCTCAAGCGCAACGGCTGGGTCTAAGTAATATTCAGCACAAAGGTCGTAAAATCTTGGTCTAGTCATTACACCATCTCCACTAAGTAGTTACCGTTCTGAAGCCCAAGGACAAAACCTTCGTAGCCAGCCATGAAGTCTTTGACGTTGTCGTAGCCATAGTCAAGAGCAGCATCATACCCGCTCTTGTACTCAGCCCAACGAGCGTTGACCTCCTGCATATCAATGACACCGTCAGGGTCTTGGTCTTCGTATAACTCGTAAAGCTCCTCAAGTGCCTCGTAGCTGTAATACTGAGCTACATAACCCAAGGCTTCTTTGAAATCATCAATCCCACGAATCTCAACAAACATAACAACCTCCAAAAAAATGAATAAAAACAAAAGAACAATTACATTCTCTCAGAAATGGTCACTCAGTACAAACCCAAAGAGTGACCCAATCTCAAAGAACGGTCACGCCTAGTAAGCACCTAGGCTGTCGCTCCTTTTGTATATCTTGAACACTGGTTCAGGACTCTCATAGTACACATCCCACCCAGCACTTTTTGGGTATCCATACCCGATTGGCACTAGATCAATCTTGTTACGCAATCCACGAGGCAAGCCCAAGACACTCACTGCTGTTTGGTTCGCCTCCCATTCATCAGCCGCTAGGTAGATCATAACGCATCCTCCTTAAGATTCTCACCGTACACTTCAGCGTACTCATCAGCCAAGTCATCCATCTTGAATAGCAACCAACGGTAACTGTAGAGGTAAGCTTCCTGCTTAGCCTCTTCTTCAGTGTCAACAACAGAGGCGGCAAAGTAGTTACTATTGCCAGCACTCACCGCCCACTTGCCACCACTTAACTCAGTAGGTTTGTATCTCATTTCATCACCTCCTCTAATAACTTGTTTATTGCCTGTCTAGTGCAAGCATATTTTGCTGAATAGTTCGCCTCCTCTCTTTCGTTGTATAATTCCAAATCATTAATTAAACCGTTAACAGTTTGAATGATTTGTTTAGGTTCATTATCTACTAAAATGTCGTAATCAAAAAGTTTAAGTTCAATTTCTTTCTTACTCAGCATAGTACACCTCCAACATCTCAACACCATTCATAAATGCCAACCAACCTTCAAACTCATCATCTTCACTGTAAGCTGGCTCGACAATCATTAAGTGCTGCTTCTTCTTAGGTATGTTCCAAAACTTAACGGCAACCTGTTTCGCTTCCCATTGAGTATTGGCATACAGTTTCTGAACAACCTTGATTGGTTTGTTTGGATCAAGTTTCAAGTCTTCCATAAATGCCTCCGTAGGCGTTGTTAACTAGGTACGCTGCTAGAATGCCTGAGCCGTGATTCTTTTGTCAAACCTTTTTGATAACTTCGAGTGACCCAAAGTGTTGATTTGGTCACGCTATCAAAAAAACAGATATAAACAAACATACACATACACACGTAATAGAGAGTAGCACAACCAGCACCTCAATCCAGCATCAAAAGGTTATAATATCCTCTGTAAACCCATGCCCTACCTGCCCTGCTTTTTATTGTGTGTCCTGCTGCGTGTCCTGAGCCTAGCCGAACCATACCCACCACGGGGGATTTCGCAGCGGACAGGGTTCACGTATACCACCTCAGATTTTTGGTTCAAAATTAAGACACCCCCAGACAAAGGTAGCGAATCCCGTGCAAGTTCTAGGGGGTCTTAATCTATTAAATAAGGGGAAGCTGGTGGT